GTTGTTGCTTCAGGTCCAGGTATAGCCGATATCTCAACAGTGAATGCACTCTTTGTCTCCAGAATCACAGGATTTGTCGGCGTAGGAAAAAATACTGCATCTGTTGCCCTAGATGTGTCTGGATCAGGTAACTTCTCATCAAACGTGACAATCTGCGGCTCAGTCAATATACTGTCCAATCTGAACGTATCTGGTGCCTTCTCTGGAACAACTGCCAATTTGTCGGCAATCACGGGTCTATCCAATATAAATGGTCTCCAAGCAAAGTTTGATTCTGCAAATCAAGTGGTGTTCATTGGAAGCAGGTATAGCACCTCCAATCTCCCCGCTGGAACAGTAAATGTATTCTTAGGACAGTTTGCTGGTTCAGAGTTCACGGGAACAGAAACAGTTGGTATAGGTAATGGTGCTGGAGCATTTTTAGGGGGTTCAAACAATGTGTGCATTGGAACGAATGCTGGAAATACTACGACTGCTTCTGGCAACGTATTTATCGGAACCACCGCTGGCCAAAGCAGCTCGGGTTCGACAGTGATAGGTCTGGGATTTGGCGCAGCATTCTTGAACAGTAATTCAAATGTGATTGCGATTGGCTGCAACGCTGGTCGGGGAAATACGTTTTCAAACACTATTTTTCTAGGAAATACTTCAACCTACAGTGGCCCCGCACAGGCAAATTCACTGACTGTTTATTCGACCAATACATCTATTCCTTTCCTCTTTGGCGATCTTTCAGGACGGCAGTTGGGTATTGGAAAGAACCCTTCGGCTGCACTTGATGTCACGGGAAGCGGTATTTTCTCGGGGAGTGTAACAGCTAATTCAGCAGGTCTTCAGACATTGAGTGTATCTGGTCTGTCTACGCTAGGCAGTCTCACTGTATCAGGGGCGGTCAATGTATCAGGACTTACAGCTTTAAGTTCTACCACTGTTGCAGGAACCCTTTCGGCTACTGCCCTGTATGCTCCGACTACGAATACAATCACCTTAAGCGTGGCAGGACTTACAACGCTGTCCCAAGCAACTGTTCAGAACACTCTCAGTGCAACCTACCTGTTTTCGTCAAACTCTACGATCACCACCCTCTCTACAACGATGCTATCAGTATCGGGGGCCCTCACAAACACAACACTGAATATCTGCGGACTTGCAACTATTTCAGGAGCATCGGTGACAAACACGCTGACAGCCTCCAATATCATCTCCACGATTGGAACAGTAACAACATTGTCAGTAGCAACTTTTAGCGTATCTGCTCTATCTACCCTCACGAACGTCAACGTTGCGAATACTCTCAGCTCAGTCTACGTGTTTTCCTCTAGTGGTCTTATCAATACTCTATCTGCTGTAACTGCCAACATCTCGGGAGCGTTCAGCGTCTCAGGGTTATCTACACTCTCGAACGTGAATGTTCAGAACACACTTAGTTCCATCAATCTATTTTCATCAAATGGTCTTGTCAACACATTCTCGGCGGCGACAGCCAATATCTCAGGGACATTGGGAGTATTAGGTCTCTCTACTCTTTCGAATGTCAACGTGCAGAACACCCTGAGTTCATCCTTCCTATTCTCAACCAATGCGGTGGTAACAGGGCTTTCTGCTACAACGCTCTTCGCAGGAACTCTAACTGTGTCTGGAACAACAACCTTCCCCAATCTGTCTGGGCTTACGACATTTAACGGAATCCCAGTTCTATTGAATACAGTTTCTAAGTTAATCTGTTTTGGACTGAACACAGGTGTTCGTGGAACAGATGTTATTGCCCTCGGTCTTTCGGCCGCTTGGAAAAACTCTGGCACCCACGTTACGGGAATTGGATGTAATGCGGTGACCAACAATTCGGGCAACTATGTGATAGCTATTGGAGATGACACTGGTTCGTCAAATATTGGATGTAACGTGATTGCGATTGGTCAGACGACTGCGTGGTCGAATACTGGCACTGGCATTATTGCGGTTGGCGATGGAGCATGCACAACAAGCTCTGGAGCAAGTGTGATTGCAATAGGGTCGAATGCCCTACGTGATCAGGGTGGATCGAACACGATTGGTATTGGTGCAAACGCTGGTCAGTTTAACAAGGGAAATTCTGGAATTTTCATTGGATCGAACGCAGGATATAACAACAATTTTTCCAATGCACTTGTTCTAGGGAACAATCCAAGTGGTGCACCGTATGCGATTACAAGGCCCAACACCTTTCTCGTATATTCAACGGTCTCCACTGCTCCCTTCTTACAGGGAGATATGTCAGGTATCCTATTTGGAATAGGTAAGGTTCCTACAACCACCCTCGACGTCTCAGGAAGTGCCTTGATCACACGCAATCTAACTGTGTCTGGAACAGCAACCATATCTAGTGGAATATTCACGAATCTCAGCGTCTCGGGAACCACGTCGCTATCCGCACTAACGACCTCATCGTTTGGAGGAGCAGGTCTAACAACATTATCGTCTCTTGCGGTACAGGACACAATCTCAAGTGCAAACGTCTACATCTCAGGGACAACAGTTGGCCTGCGTCTGGAGACGAATGTACCGTTAAGGATGAACAGCGTCTTGACCAACCCAGGAACATCAACTCTGGGTGGAACAACGGTGACATCGTTGAACAGTCTAACATGGCCTACAGGAACACAGCCAGTAGGAAGCGTTCTCACAATTTGTGGAGGAGCAACAGCGGCATACTGGGCTGTCCCAGGTGCAGTGTCTCTCAGTGGATGGTGGAACGTTGCCCCGAATGCCACTCTCAATATGAATAACAACGGAATCACAAATCTTCCGTCCATCAACGGTGTCCAACTCAACTTGAATTCAAACTTCAACTTCATAGGAATCGGCAACGGTGCGCTGTCAGGAGCCATAACTGGAAATGATATTATTGCTATCGGTGCAAGTGCGGGTATTGGTGCAACGAGAAACAATCTTATCTACCTCGGCAAGAACCCTGGAGGAACACAGGCCTATGATAACTGGTTCACAGTTTACTCGACTACAAGCGGTCTTCCCTTCTTACAGGGCGATATGTCGAATATGCGTCTAGGTATTGGCAAGACTCCTTCCCTTGCTCTCGATGTATCTGGTTCGGCGTTTGTGTCACAGGCTCTCAACGTCTCTGGACTCACTACGCTATCCAATGCTGCCGCAGGAACACTCTCGGCATCCACAATCTATTCGTCAGGAACCATAAACTCGGGAGGAACAGCGACGCTCAATGCGGTCAGTATTCCTACAACTCTTGGAGTGACAGGAACAACTACCCTTGGTACTACAGGTACAGGCGCTCTAACGGCTTCGTCTATTACTACGCCAGGTACGCTTGGAGTCACTGGACAAACAAATCTTACATCGGCAATTCTTTCGTCGACGCTGAACGTTACAGGCGTATCGACGCTGACACGGGTAGATGGACAGTCAATCAATGCAACTTCGCTCGCATCAACGGGTGGGCTGAATGTCACAGGGACATCGTCATTGGGAACCACGAATGTTGTTGGAGCCCTTACAGTAACGGGTACTTCTGCTCTAGGAACCACAACTGCATCAACGCTCACCGCAACCAACCTGGTTGCACAGGGTACACTGAGCGCAGCCTCTGCCACATCAACTCTGGGGACTACAACGGTGAATACCACACTCAACGTGTGCGGTGCCACCAATCTGTCATCGGCAATTCTAAGCCAGAACCTCACGGTGTGTGGACAGACCCTTTTCAGGAATCTGAGTTTTACATCACTGAACAGTCTCACATGGAATTCACCTGGGGCTGGAGGCACGGTATTGTCAGTAGACGCTACTCGCACGGTACTTTCCTGGGTATCACTTACCTCGGTTGGACTAGAGAACTGGGCGCAGAGCGTAGCGAATTCTACCATCAGTCTGCAGGGGCTGTATGGAATCACGGGAATCACATCCTTCAACAATGTGTCGGCAGCCTTCAATTCGGCGTTGAGGCAGGTTGGATTGGGTGCGGGGGTACTGGCCAACAACCCCGCGTCGAATATTGTAGCATTTGGTACGCGAGCTGGAGAGTATCCAGACAACCCTACGGGTGCAGGTGTTTACTCGAATAATTTGTTCCTCGGTAGCAATCCTGGTGGATCGTGCAATGTTGCCAACTCTCTCGTCATCTACTCACAGACGGCTGGATCTCCTCTCATCTACGGCGACCTTGCGAAGAATCAGGTGACTATCGGGGGGCAGACGAATACGACAGGATACACCCTGAACGTGAATGGTTCGGCACAGGCTCAAACCCTAAACTCTCCTTCCATGTCCTCGAACTCTATTGGCGGAGTCACGATGTCCAACAGTATCCTGACGGCGGGAAGAATTAACAGCCTCAGCAACCTAAATGGTCTCTTAACGAAGTTTGATTCTGGAAATGACGTGTTATTCATTGGAAGCAGATTTAGCGACAGCAATCTTCCTGCTGGAACAGTAAATGTATTTTTAGGACAGTTTGCTGGTGCAAACTACACTGGGGCAGGAACAGTTGGTATAGGTCCTGGTGCTGGAGGATTTTTAACAGGTTCAAACAATACCTGTATTGGACCGAATGCTGGAAATTCATCAACTGGTTCATGTAATACCTTTATCGGTACTCTCGCAGGTCAAGTGAATAATGCGTCATTTGTAAATGCAATCGGCGTTTCAGCAGCACTCGGAAATCAAGCGGCCTATGTAGATGCGATGGGATACGAGGCTGCAGCGGGCAACGTTAATACAGGAACAAATCTGATTGCGATCGGATCCAATGCAGGAAGGGGGAATTACGGAGCATCCAACATATACATAGGTGCACGAGCAGGGAATGCTCCTGGCACATCATTTAATTCAAATTCTTGTAATGCGATTGTGATTGGTTCACTTGCTGGGATAGCCGAGAATGGGATTGGGAATGCTAACATAGGAAATCGTTCTATCAATATTGGAACAAGATCAAGTACAGCTCAGAATAGTGACGACCAAATTGCGATTGGAACTGGAACATACGGTGCAGGCACAGGATCAATTGCAATCGGAACGGGTGCTCTTACGGTTGGAGGCCTTAGAATGACGGTGATAGGTTCAAATGTTTCTGGTGGAACTGGTGGAAATGATGTTATCGCCATCGGAACCAACGCGGGAAGCAATCTCCCCGCTCTCTCAAACAACATTTACATCGGCAGCAATGCAGGATACAGGCCAACAACAGCCAATACCCTTGTGGTCCAGTCAACATCGGCCACTGCTCCAGCCCTCCAAGTCGATCTTGCAAATCGGCGTCTGGGTGTTGGCGGTGCACCTTCCTACAGCCTTGATGTTCAAACCACCAGTACTGCATCCAGCAACGGTATGCGCATCGCCCAAAACAATACGTCAAATGTGACTGCAGGCGTGTTCTTAGAAGCTGGAATTATCCCAGGGGGTGGTGGTGCAAGTGTATCAAATACCGCACTCGTGTCCTTTACAACTCGTGGACCAGAGGGAGGAACGGTGATTCAAAGCTTAATGAGTGTCTTTGAAGGAGGACGCAACGGTCTAAGTATCAAGCGGGGAAATACACTGGGTTCCCCAACTATTGTTCGCGTAGATTCAACAAATGACCGCTTGGGCGTTGGAACCAGCACTCCTGGCGCTACCCTAGATGTTTTTGGAACGTTCAACGTCTCTGGTCCTACAACCCTATCAGGAGTTACTCTAAACGTACTGAATGGCGTCAAGTGGCCGAGTACAGCGGGAGCGCTAAATACCCAGCTTGTGATAAATGCAGTAGGAGAGGCTTCGTGGCAACCTCCAGGAGCAATTGATTCTGCTTCGTGGTCAATCAACCCCGCACTTCAGACCGTGAATATGAATGGATTCGGTCTCACAGGTCTATCCTCCATCAACGGACTTACAACAACAATTTGTTCGGTAACCAACCAGATCGGACTTGGAGCCAATGTTCTAGGGAACAACACGGCTGCGAACGTCGTAGCACTCGGCTCCAATGCAGGCAGTAATGCGGCCGCAAACTCAACATGGTGTAACTGCGTATATTTGGGAGCACAACCAACTGCTGGAACACCTGCGAACGGTTCCGACACGTTCCTTCTCTACTCCACAATTGCTGGGATCCCAGCTCTTCAGGTGAATATGGCTAGCAGGCAACTTGGTGTGGGTATGGTTCCCTCCAACGCCCTCGATGTTGCAGGTGCGGCCCGTATCAGTGGGACAGTTACAACTACGGGCCAGGTATTTATTGGCGGAAATAGTACTTCGTCCTATTCTCTGAACATCGTAGCAAGTGGAGGACGCACTGGGTTTATTTCATGGAGCTGTAATTCTGGCCTGACTCCTTGGATAGGTATTGGATGGGACCAGTCAACGGGGATAGATGGACTCGTCATTAGTTCGGGACCAGGCGACCCCGATATCGGAAAAATAAATTCATTCTATGTGTCTCGTGTTACAGGCTTTGTCGGCATCGGGAAAACGTCAGCTTCGTTCCCTCTAGACGTCAGCGGCCAGATCAATACCAACACATCGATTACTACCCCCTCCCTCGCAGTCTCAACATCTACCAGTCTCACTGGAACACTCACCCTACGCTCAATTGCATCAGTGTCGTATACAACCTTGAACCGTGTCCTATCCTACAATTCCACGACGGGTGCGGTGACGCAGAGCACCCTGAATCTCGGGACGCTCGGGGCCGCGGACTCCAATACCATGAACGCCAACTGGGTAACCTCTGGCGGCGGAGTCATTACGTGGAATGCCGCAACAGGTGTAGTATCAGGAACGAATCGTATCATCACCATTCCAGTCAACAAGGCGATGGGGTCAGATGGTTTTTTGAATATCACAGACGGTGCGTGGAGTATTAATCTTGGAATAGGTAATTGGTATGCTGCCTATTTTGTCCCGAATTCTGTTCCGTCTGCATATTCAGCAGTGAATGGTTCAATTAAAGTTGTTCCTTATGCTCCTGCGTCAGATCAGGTCACATCAAACTGGATTTTTATTTGTGCGACAAACCGCGATGCGGGTGAGTTCGCTGCCACCCTCAAATGGGGACCTGGCTTCATTAATATCCCTCCTGGTGGCGTCTACAATTCAGCAACAGGCGGAACGTCGTGGAATGTTCTGGCTACGGCAACGAACATTGCTCTCGGGTCCAATTCGTCCATTACAGGAACGACATCTATTGTGATCGGGTCCAACGCCGCCTCTGGAGTAGCGGCCAATAACGTGATCGCCATCGGAACTAACGCGGGAAGCAATCTTCCCAATCTCTCAAACAATATCTATATTGGCAGCAACGCAGGATACAATCCTACAACAGCCAATACTCTTGTGGTCCAGTCAACATCAGCCTCGGCGCCCACTCTCCAAGCTGATCTTTCTAACCGATGGCTAGGTGTTGGAAGGACTCCGTCAACAGCACTGGATGTAGCAGGAACTATTCGGGCATCAGGTTCAGTGATTTCTACACTGAATGTCGCAGGGATTACATCGGGGACGTCTATCACCCTAACACCCGACAATGCAACAACATACTACAGCATCACAACAACAACAGGGACCACACTCACACTCACCCTGCCTGCCACTGCTCCTCCTCAGGGAACGTACTGGGTTCTCAAGAACAACGCCACAGTGAATTATACTTTTACAACCACATCCACAAACGCAGTATTTAATGCAGGAAGTAATTCTTATTACCTCCAGGCAGGTATTGGCATTACACTCGCGTACTCTGGAACTTCAGTCAACGGATCGCCCGCGTACTACACGTTCTAATCCCCTCCCACTCCAACACAATATCAATATAGAATGCAAATCTACGACACAAGGAGTGTAGTGGATTTTCAAACATTTACATTCTCGGGTCACGCCCGTAAACTCGCGAATAAATCACTTCTTCAAAGCATTCAGTTGGGTCACGCAGATTATGCGTGTTACTGGACTCTCGAACTCCTATGTTCGGGTCTAGTGCACTCGATGTGGGCCACATTCTTTGAAGCAGCATCGCTCTACATTCACCGTTCCTGCCCCAACGTGTTCACGTACCTCGTTTCCCAGTACGAACGATTCGCCGAAATTGAGCAGATGTATACGCTTCACACGATGACAGAAATTCGTAATCGTGACGATGCACGTCTCCTAGTCTGTGAAGTCGCCGTGGTCCTGGCTATGGCAAAAAAACAGAAGACCATTACGTTGCCAACCATCAAGGCCGAACACGATTTCTTACCCGAAACCGTGAGGGAAAACTTGAGAGCGACCTCACAGATGGTGAGCGCTCCGTTCCTGAAAGCTGATGATCCATTTGAACTCAAGATTCCCTTTAACGAATTCTGCTTTTCCATCCAGACCCGTGATACACAGCGGGCGTTTTACTGGCTTTCGTGGATTTTGGCGTACGCTCGGGAACAGAAGAAGCGCACAAAGCAGGCCGTTGTGGTTGCGGAACGGAAGAGTCCATACTATTTATCCAAGTACGCGAAACATCTTATTTGGATGATCTGGGATGTGATTAATGCACAGAGCAATACGTATGTCGAAGCCCTGTTCAAGTTGTATACCTTGCGCTGGGAACCAGGAACTTCGCGGGCAAAACAGACGTTTCTGCTGACAGCTATTCTGTTTGTGACCGAACCCGTAGATTCCCGCGAACCTGCTAAGAGAGACGAAGCTGTAATTCCGCCGATGCTGGCAAAAATTCCCCAGCTGCTGGAAACGATACAGGCTACGCGCAATACTTTCCAAGCTAGAGAATAAGTAATAAAAAGAATGGCTGGTCCTACTGCAGCACAGAAACTCCAGATCTCGGCGTTCCAGGGTCTTCTATTCTACATCCTAGCGAACCCCATTACGTTTCGCGTCATGGATGGTCTTGTAACATCTATGACGGGACCGTATACCACGTTCCGTATCTTTGAGAACGGACTGCCAACAGGGTTCGGTCTCCTTCTCCATTCTTTCGTGTTTTTCGCGGTCACTCTGGGTCTCATGTACGTTTAGTTTAAACGTAACGCGCTTACCTATACAAATGTACCGTATCACGAAGTTGGGGATGGTGTATATGAAACCCACAATTTCGTATACAACTAGTTTTCTTTGGTGTGGAACCCAGTGTTTGAATCCACACGAAAGGACATGCCGAATCCTTCATCCTCAAGCGGACGGATCGGTAAAGATTGAGATGTTTCCATATCCCAATGTTTTGGATCGGATCGATTCTAAGGAGGAGGTCGTGGTGCAAAAGTATATGGACGGTTCCTTTTCCGAGAATGATGATCTGTTTACGCCTTCTTCGCCTTCGCAGACGAAAACCACGACGGGCAGCACTTCTTCACCTCGGCCAGTGCAACGTTCGCAACCTTCCCGAGTTCGGCCTTCACGAGCTTGACTGCCTCAATGACATAGGGAAGCGCAACATCGCACCACACAACAAGCTGCGTCTTCTGCTCATCGGACAGAGGTGACTCACGAATAGCCTTCTTCACCTCTTCCACAATAAACTTCGCCTTGTCCTCGTCCGAGCGATCAGCGAGGATCTCTACCTCTGCGATCTTCTGAATAACAAATTTCACAAGCTCAGACTTATTGGCAAAATCAATGACGGCAGCCTTCACTACCCCGACCGCCACTACCTCTGTAGCAGGTGCGGGAGCGGGGGCAGAATCAACAGGCACAGTGGCTTCAGAGGCAGGGGCAGTGGCAGGATCAGACGACATCGTGCTTGTGTTTAATTTTAGGTCTTACAAAACTTTCAATAGAATAACTCAGCACTGCATGGAGATCTCTGATATCGTGTATCTCGCATTTTCAACAATTATGGTCGTCGTGATTCTTCACGTGGGTGTGTTCTGGGTCTCTCGCCTCATCCAGCCGCCCAAGCCAAAGATTGTCTACGTCGATCGCGCACCCCCTATTATTCCCGAAGTCGTGTCGGCTCCTATCCTCCCAACCCCGCCACCACCTGTATCCCCGCCACCTCAGCCCCAGCCCCAGTCGTCTATGGCTCGCGAGATGCCTCAAGCTATGAGTGTTCCAACCTACGACATGCCTCCGCCAATTGTTCAGTCCAACAAGGCTCAAGGTATGGCTGCATCTCCAGTCTATGATATGCCCCAACCGAACAAACCCAACGCTGCTGGTCTCCCTCCCCCAATTGAAACACGAGATGTAGATCGTGTAGGATTCTCAGGAGGGAAAGCGGCGCCGCCACAGTAGGCGTTTTCACAGTGTGAGGTATACTAGGTAATGAATCGGTTGAAGAGCCTGTATAAGTGGGACCCCGCTGTCCGCTTAACCCGCCAAGGAAAAGTTGGGAACTATTCGGTGAAAGCTCCGCAGGGAGGAGGGATTCCAGGATGGTTGTGTCTGACCCGCGATGAAGATTCAAAGCCAATTGCTCTTTGGGTTCCCAGGAAGGAGAATGCTGTTGCCCAGACTATTCGGCTCGTATGGGACGAACGATGTTTTGAGGATACGATTCTTCGTGTTGAGTATACACCTACGCATGTGTTTCTAGCAGATGCGTGGATGCTGAATGGAACCCCTTTGTTTATGAACACCACATTTGGTGCAAGACAAACTATGTTGAAATCTATCTTTGCACTCCATACCCCCTGTCCCGAATTCGAGACGCGGGCTATCCGACTCCGCGATGATATCACCGATATTCGGGGTTACGAATATTACATCAATATGGAGGGCGAGAAAGGTGTGTTTGCCGAATGCAAGAAAAAAGAGGAGGAAATATTGAAATACGAGATTATGGCTACAGATATTCCTGATGTCTACAAGGTTGCCGATGTAGGGTATCTTCGAGTCAGGACAATGGCTCTTTCCAAAACTCTGAGATCATTTGGCAGAGTGTTTGCCCTCGAGTGCGTTCAGAACGATGATGGAACGTGGACGCCAGTAATAGATTCTCCTACCAATACAAATGGCTCGTAAACTCCATACTACAAAGAAAGTGAAGAAGGCTGGTCGTCGCCATCGCCGTCATGCCCTCACCAAGAAGGGAGGCGGCTACGGCTTTGGCGGCTCTGTCCTCTCGAGTGTCGGTGGCCCCAATGCTGGCAACGCGCTCTGGGACTCGGACACATCAAAGGATTGCGGGGTAGGTAATCGTGGTGGAAACAATACGCTGGCAGGCGGTCGTCGTCGTCGCCGTTCCTCCAAGAAGACGGCGGGACGTCGTCGTAAGCATCGTGGAGGCACGCTGGCCCTCCAGCAGCCCCGTGCGGGGTACACATTCAACGGAAGCGGTGTAGCGGGAACAGCCGACACTGTCCCCATTGGAAGCACCGTGACCTCTGTATGATATAAATATCTTTGAGTGAATTAATGAAGGCGAACGTAGATACAGCCGTAGCAGCTCTACTCCTCTTAATCTCCATCGTATTCCTTGTTCAACGTCGTGTAGGGTACCTGGCCGTCTGGCTGCTCCTGATCACGGTGGTTATTGGATACGGAGTTCGTATGCCCCTTACTGTGGCCGTAACCCTTGGTATTGCCACAGTTGCCGCTGTTGTGCTTCTGTCTGGACAGGCGATTCGTGAAGGATATGAGAACCCCAATGAGTCGGAGGACAAGAAAGACGAGAAGAAAAAGAAGTCTGAGCCGAAGCCCCATTCGTCATCGAAGAGCGATAAGGCTGAGGAGAATACTATGGATGCCCACCTTGATGCGGGAACGACCATACTACATGCTTTCCAGAAACTGAACCCCGAACAGGTTCTACAAATGCGCGATGATACAAAGGAACTGATGGAGACCCAGCACCAGCTGATGGAGACGCTCTCGTCGCTTGGCCCGCAGGTGAAGCAGGGTGCGGAATTAGTGAAGAGCTTCCAGGGAATGTTTGGCGGAAATCTAACAGACGTCCTGAAGGAGTGAAGCACCAGCCGCATACTTGAAATATTGATGCCCAGGTTCCTTTGACTGAATATCGAGCAGAGGAACTCCAAAGGCATGAGTAAGAATCTTCCAGACAAAAATCGTTGTGCCGAGATTGTAGTGTTCTACAACCTCGCTCCAGCGCTGAATGGCAGCGACAAGAACTTGTATAGAGGACGCGATATACCATGCCAATGTGGTAAACGACATATCGTGGGTTCCACCAAAGTAGGTATACAGACTCGGGAACCCGAGATAACATACCCAGAAAAGAACATGACCAATCGGCTGAATCAGAATGGTCGCATACGTCATTGCATACTCGAGAAAATTAGGAGACCACAGACTCTTTTCCAGAGCTATGTATTTCCAAATCACCGAGCCGTGATTTGGATGTTCAATCATCCTTCGTAGAGGTAGACGGCTGATCCTCTGGGGCGGGAGGGTCATCAATTACAATACCGTTTGCAGGAAATTCCACCGTCTCAAACGTCTTGGGGTTGATGTAGTACCACGTCTTGCCTTCGGAAGCGGGCATGATGGCGCCGAGAACTTCAGGGGTCACATGGTTGTCGTATGCGATAAGGCAGTTCAGTTCCTCCGTGCAGTCTGTTAGATGCTCAACATCCTCGCCAAACCCGATGTACAGCCACGGAGGAGGCGGAGCAATAAAGAGTTCAGCGAGTTTGTATGGTGCGCGCCATTGGTGTCCATCCGTCCAATGAATAGCCACCTTGTGAACCTGGTGAAATCCAAGTGTCTTGCGAACATCGTGCAGAATAAAATTGCTGTCTCCACTACCAATGTCTAGTTCATGATACTCCGAGACAGAGATTTTGCAACCATCCCTGTCGTGAACAGACCATGCCATCGTCTCATACGTAGGATTGCGACCGTAGACACAAACCTCAACCGTGTAGTAAAGATTGACGACTGCATGAAGAATCCACGAACCAACCGTCTCAATAGCATCTTCAAAGCGAGGCATTTCTATACTATAAACATCTACGCCGTAAAACCCTCCATCATCGCGCGGTCGAGCTGCAATCCGATGGCGATTGAGGTTCCGAGTGCCGTGACAATGAATGGCATTGCCATCAGGAACCATGCAACAATGCCGAGGTTGAGGCGGCACAGCAGGTCGAGAATGAATACCGTGGCACCGCCAAAAACAAGTTTTGTCGCGGCCGTCACGAAGGCAAAATCCGCAACATCCAGACCGAGCTGAATGGCAACGAACAGGGCATACAGAAGTGCAGGGGGGCACAGTCCATCGATAAATTTCATTTTCGTGCTTTATGTAGTATACATAAAATATGAGCAGCCAAGTTGAACAGGTGATGATGTACACGGGAGTATCGCAGACAGCGGCGGAGAAGGCTCTCCTTGATCAGAATGGAAGTATTATAGACGCGATCGCTGCTCTTACTCCCGTCCCTACGGTTTCGGGTGCTAAGCATATCCCTCCTCCCCCCATCGTTGATGCTGGTCATGATGCAGACACGCTCGAGCGAATTCGGCTTGGACGTCTCATGGCTGACATGCTCAGCGCTTCAGCGAGAAACGACCTCCGCGGAAAGGCATCGCACTACCCCGTGAAGGAGGAACAAACCGCATCTGTGGAGTGTAAGGAAGGTTTGGCCCTCCCACCTTCGGCTTCTCAGTCGACACCGCGAACTGAATAGCGTATTCCTGGAATTTTCGCTCTATATCATTGATATCGTTAAATACATTCAATGAGTATGTCTGTTCATACGCACGACGAGATGCATCTGCATACACATATATGTCGTCCAGCTGATTTACCGTATCTACCCAGTCGTCAATCTTGAAATAATCGAGTGCATACTGACTATCCCCGATCCACTCCTTCATCCCCTCTGTAGTTCCCGACGGGCGGGTATTGTTTGGACTGTCTTTGGACATAGGGTTCGAATAAAGAACGGGAATACCATTGTACATTGCCTCAAAGGCAACGCGTCCCCAGCTTTCGTAAAAAGAAGGGACAAGGAGAATACGCGTTCGCTGTAGAACGACTCGAATATCGTCTTGAATATCAATCCATTCAATATTCGGAATATTTTCAGGAACAGCAATACGATTGTAGTAGGGCCTCACTCCCAAAAACTTGCGTTGAGGGAATCGATTCGCCAGCTCTAAAAAGAGCGGAAGTCCTTTAAGAAAGTTGGCATTAATCAGGGTTATGCAGTCCCCAGTCGGCAGGGTTCCTTTCTCGTGAAACTTGATTTCATTTTCGAGCATAGCAGGGCGAATGGCGTCTATAACTCGAAATGTTGGAGAGATGGGAACTGTCTTCACAACATGATTGCGGATATGGTTGGAGATAATCCAGAGAATATCTGTCCACTTACCAGCACGCTGATAGGGAGCAATATTATTCACATCTTCTCCAAAGTGCATGGTTGTTACGAGAGGTTTCTGAAATCGTTCATTTAGACGCCGAACAATGTTGATCATCGGGAAGTGTGGAGTAGACCATACCCCTGCACCGTTCAGTTCATTCTCAGCATTCGTGTAATAAACCCACGGAAGATTACGATAGACACCACGAATACCGCTGCGGCTTCGGTTTGTTGTAACAAACGATACAGTATGACCACGACGTTGCAATTCTTTTGCAATAGCGACGTCGTGAAAGAAAGCCCCGCACGGGTCGGGCATAACCTGTGCGAAAAATACAACTTTCATTTCTTTGTTTATTCTGAGACTGCTTTCTGACGAACAAGACGCGTTGGATCGCCGCCGCGAGACCATGGCTGAACAAAACTGTTGACCGCGCGCATCTCATCCTTCACCTCCTCAAGAAGGGGATCAAACTGCTGTGGAAAGAACTTGTCGGTGACCGTTGAGCACTCCTTGCGCGTACGGATCGGGGCACTCTGGATAAGTTGGCTCTCAGTATCCTTGTTTGCTGCCGACGGGCCGCCGCCCATATTCGGAGTTGTAGCCCATGGACGAGCAAAGGTCTGCTGGTGACCCTTGAGGCGCTGAGTGCCAGGGTCGCCAAGGGCAAGGCGAGAATACAGATCTACGTCGCAGCCGCCCGCAGCCGTGTTTCCGTAGTTTCCTGTGTAATTCATGGTGACAAATGAAGATGCAAAGTCGGCAACGCGGTCAAAGTCCTGGCAGGGCTGGGGGGCAGGGCGAGCCGAGCTCATGTAATAATCCTGCTGGGCCTTATTATCGCGGAAATCATAGTCCATCTGGGTTACGTCAGACTTGTAGCGCGTCGGGGCATAAAACCACGAAAGCGGGTTTGATGTCTGAGGCTCCTGGTCGGTCATGCTTACACTTATTCTTTAAAACGGATAAACTTTCGGGGAGGTAAACAGTCAAAAGTAACAGGATGTCCGTTCTCATGCCATGCGACTGGGTGGAAGAAGATGAGTACGGAAAGAACTACGTTATCAATATCTACGGGCGCACGGATGAGGGCGACAATGCTATGCTTCGTGTTCGAGGATACAAGCCATACTTCTATGTTGCGTCGGAGTATGACTTTGCAACAGAGGATCACGGTATTTCGAAGATCAAGGTGACTCACCTGGAAAAGTTCGATGTATTCGCAGGATACAATGGATATGTTCCCACAAAGGTGCAGAAGGTGGAGGTGGAGTCTATGAAGGATTTCAGGACGGCAGTGAAGGTTGCCAAGGATGCCTGCGAGGATGGAAATGCTCTCTACAGGGTCTACGAGGCGAACCTTCCTCCGCTCCTACGGTTCTACCATGATCACGAGATTCTTCCTGCATCTCCCGTTACCTTTGTGGCGGGTCAGAAGATCAAGGGTCTGGAAAAGGCATGGTATGTCGATCTGGTGAATATCAAGAGCAAGCCGAGTGCGGATACTCCGTTGAAGATTGCGGCGTACGATATTGAGTGCACGTCAGAGAGTGGAAACTTTCCAGTCCCCGAAAAGGATCCCGTGATCCAGATTGGGATTACGATGCGGTGGTCGAACAACATGATGATGAACGTAGCACGTAAGGTATTTGTCTACGGAACGGTGACTCCATCGGGGGATAAGACGGTAGAGTTCAAGGGGTACCCGACAGAGGGGGACATGATCGAAGCGTTCATGGAGTACATCCAAGAATTGGACCCTGATGTAATCTGTGGATACAATACGTACGGATTTGATGACCGTTTCTTAGCGGAAAGAGCGATTCGGAATGGGTTGACTCCGAATCTAGGTCGTGGAACGGTGTGGGGAAGGGAGTCTACACCAGAGGAGAAGCGAAAGAAGTACCTTCAGAAGAAAACGTTTGAGTTGGCCTCAGGAAAGTACGAGGTTGAATATCTCAAGACGCAGGGAAGACTTACGATTGACCTGCTCTTGAACATGCGGCGTGAACATACTCTGGATTCTTACAAGCTGGACAATGTGGCATCCGTATTCCTGCGAGACAAGGTGTTGAAGTTTGAGGGAACGACAGTGCATACCAAGACGACCCGCGGTCTCAACGTGGGAAACTACGTGCGCTTTGATCTGGTAGGAAATACGATGAACCCGTATCAGGAGGGACGCAAGTTTCTGGTGAAGAGTATGACATCCAAAACATTCACCATCGATGAAACAGAGCTATTCGCGGATCTTGATGATGCAGAGAAGAAGACCTTAGAATGGTCGTTCACCAAAGACGACCTTCATCATCTGGAACTGTTTGCGAAGCATAAGGGAAGTGCAGCAGATCGCGCAACGATTGCTAAGTATTGTATTCAGGACTGTGACCTTGTCCTGACATTGATGGCGAAGCTAGACACATTTGTGAACGCTCGCGGTATGGCAGACGTGTGCTTTGTCCCACTCCAGTTCCTCTTCTTGCGAGGACAGGGAATCAAGATCTTCTCGCGCGTGGCGTATGAAGCCTCGAAGCGTAATCAGGTGATGCTGACCCAGGAGGCCCTGGAAGGTGATGGAATTGGGTATGAGGGTGCGATCGTGATCTCGCCGAAAATCGGGATGTATCTTGAGACACCGATTGCAGTTCTGGACTTCAACAGTCTGTATCCGTCGTCAATGATTGGCGAGAACCTGTCGCCCGATACTTTCCTCTTCAGGAAGACGTACAGTGAGACGGGAAAACTCAAATCCTACGAGGGTATGCCCGCTGATAAGGTAAAGAGTCTTGGTCTTGAGGGGTACCATGAGATCTCGTATGATGAAGATGGATGCAAGTGTGTGTGTGCCTACATGCAGCCCGAAAAGGATAAGCCGCTCTCATTCGGGCTTATTCCTACAGCTCTCCAGATCATGTTGAAGAAACGCAAGGAGGCGAGAAAGAAGATGGAAGACCCAGCACTGGACGATGCGCAGAAGTCAGTGTACAACGGTCTTCAGTTGGCGTACAAGGTGGTCGCCAACTCCATCTACGGCCAGTTGGGATCGCGGACATCCCCAATCCGCAAGATGTGTGTGGCTGCGTGCACAACAGCGGTAGGACGACGTTCCCTCCTCTTCGCCAAGACGACAGTGGAGGCTGACGGGGGAAATGTAATTTATGGAGATACGGATTCTATATTCATTACGTATTTAGGTAAGGATCTTGTTGAAACTATTAAAAAGGCACAGGAGGATGCCAAGAAGATTACATCTCTATGTCCACACTCAGCCTTCGTCATCGGGTACGAAAAGACCTTCTACCCCTTCATTCTATTCTGCCGCAAGCGCTACGTCGGGATGAAGTACGAAGAGGACCCTACAAAATGTAAGCGCGCATCCATGGGGATTGTCTTGAAGCGACGAGACAATGCGCCTATTGTGAAGGACGTGTATGGCGGTGCCCTGGACATTATTCTGGAACACAAGGATGTGAAGCGGGCAGCCGAGTTTGTTAAGACGATGCTGGTCAAGGTGTTGAAATCTGAACTGCCGATCGAGAAGTTCGCGGTCACCAAGCAGTTGCGTGACGATTACAAGGCGATGGCGAAAGGGTATGATGGCCATGCGACGATCCCTGCCCACCGAATTCTGGCGGATCGTATGACGAAGCGTGATCCCGGAAATGCTCCATCAGTGGGTGAGCGACTGCAGTACGTCTACATTCAGACCGACAAGAAGCTTCAGGCGGACAAGATTGAGACGATTGAGTTCATGCAAGCAAATAAGTTGAAGTTGGATTCGCAGTTCTATATTACGAACCAAATCCAGAATCCGGTAGCTCAATTATTCGCTCTCTGCATTGAGAGCTTGGATGGATACCGTGAACCCCGTCCGACCTACGCCAAAATGCTGGAGGAGTCCATGGAGGATGGGACTGATTTGGAGGAAGCCACGCTGGGTGTTCTAAAGCACAAGGAGAAGCAGCTAGACTCTCTGCTGTTTCTCAAGGCGGACTATATTCAAAACGTCATTAGGGCAAGTCGGAGTGGTCCCCTCGATAATTGGTTTAAAAAGAAGTAGATTCATCATACAAGATGAATAATATTAATAGTGTTCGGGACTACCAGATGGAGATTCTCAGCGATCTGACGTATTCGCGCGCAGCCTTTTTTCGTCGTCATTCTGGGATACCCCTCCACCTGATGCGCATGTACCTCAACAATG